CATATGCAAGTCGAGTTGTTTCGCCAGTTTACTCTCCAAGGCATCGACATATGACCGGAAGTTCTCGGCATCCACCTTGGCTTGTGAGGCTGACATCGTGGCCGCCGCGGCAATGTTGGCTTTCTCGAGCGCGACCTGGTTGGCCTGCTGGCTACGTTGTGTCTCAGCCTGCTCCTGAAACTGCGTCTTCTGCAGGTCGATCTGGCCCTTCGCCTGCGCTTCGGCCTGTTTCGCCGCCGTCTGGCTCTGAAGCTGCTGCTGCAACTGCTGCACCTGCTGCTGGAGCTGCATCACTTCAGGATTCGGCCCTTGCCCATCGTCATACGCCCCGGCTAACTGCGGCGGCAGCGACTTCTTCGCAATATCGGCCAGTTTCAGCGCATCCGGCGTATCGAGCGACTCGATGAACGCCGGCGCCAGCGCCGCGGCCATCTCCGGTGGCACGACTTTCATGATGTTCTGAATCGCATCGTTCACCGCTTCGCGCTTCGTGGCGAATGACTTGCCGACCGTTGGCGTCGTGCTGAACGAACCTTGCGACAGATCGATATACATCACGTCCAGCATCTGCGGCTTGCCGTCTGGTCCCGGCGGTCCCGGCAACTGCTTGGGCACCGGCTGCCCCTTTTCCCAATTCGGCAGGGCTTTCATCGGCTGACCATCTGGCCCTTCGACGTAGGGATAGTTCAGCATCACCATCCGGCGCTTCTCATCGAGGCCGAGCGCAGGAACGAGGCGGCCCGGTCGATCGAAGATGCGTGGAATCAGGTCACGCACGACCTTGCCGTCGTAGTGGAGCGTGATATTAACAAAATTGTCCATGTAGCCGCTGGATCCGACTTCGGCTTGCCCTTGTAATGCTTGGATCGCTTTGCCTGAACGGTCATGTGGGTCCAACTGTCCGAGGGCTACCGGAGGAATACCTGATACCGTATGCACATCGTCTTTGGCAGACTGTGCCGCGACGGTCATGGCCTGAATCGCCGGTTCTTGCACGGTGCGCTGCGGCAATGGTAGCAACTGCCCAGCCCGGTCATACGCTGCCTTAACGGGCAGAATGAAGAAATCGCGCACCGCTGACTGCTTCCACCATTCCAGATACGGCTCAATCGTCTCCATAAATCCGATGTATGGAGCTTTTGTGGCCAACGCAATAGCCGACACTTGCGCCGAGCGCATCACGTTGTAACTCGTGGCGGCATCTTTCGCTGGCCTGACATAGCCTTGCCACCGTCGCTCGCCGTTCACATTCGATTCTTTGCCGATAGTCGGCACGATGGGAATAAACTTCCCGTTCCACTCGACCGGCGGCTCGAGATATTCGACGGCGTTGATCTTCGACCACATGATCACGCGGTCGACGTGCGGTCGACGCATGCCCTTCTGCACGGTGACGCCTGTGGGGAGTTCGTCACCCTCGAAGCCGACCGTGTTATCGCTGCGCAGCACCTTGTAGCGCGTCCGCTCCGTCACTTCCCAATACTCGGCAATCCGGATGGTCTTGCCGGACTCTCCGTTGTCATCGGTCGGAAAGACCCAGTTTGGCTGCGCATCGCCTACGGCTGTGAGCTCGCCGGCATCGTAATCGGTCAGGTCTGAATCGGGATATTCGGACTTGTAGCGGTCCAGCGGAATGTCTTCGGTGACATACAGCCGGCGCCCATCGCTGAAGTCTGGCTCTTGGCAGGTCTGGTCCGGATAGACGCTCGCCTGATTCAGAATCCGGCGCCAGCAGAGGTTCTGGTCACGGAATGACGCCTCATCGTTTGGATCCTCATCGGCATATTCGGTATCAATCCGATACCATCCCATGCCGGCCTTCTCCGCCCGGTCGGCCGCCCAATTTCGCGCGATATTGGCCCGGCTTTCCTCTTGCGCGGCTCGAACGATGTCCTCGAACACTTCCGCGACATCCTGCGTCGACCCGCCACCCTTCGGCGCGAACGTCAGCGACAGCCGTGCATTCCGCCGAGTATTGGCGAGCTGGTCGCCTGGGCCGATGAGTTGATTGATGACAATCGTAGGCTTCGGAGGGGTCGGAGGCAGGCCGTTGACCGCTTGGTTGCCGGCTCGCTGCGTCTTCACGGTCGGATCAAACTGCTCGTCCCACTCGACGAACTTGAGGTCTTGCATCTCGCGTTCGCGCTGCTTGGCAAAGTAGGTCGCTGAGGCTTTGAAATAGTCGAGGGCTTTCGCATGGCGCTTCTTGAGGTCGGCCACGTCGTCTGGCTTGCGAGAGTCGGCATCAGGCACGAACTTACGCGTCTTGCGGCCGGTGTCTTCTTCGAGGTCGACGGGAGGCGCCATTAGCGACTCGTCCACTGCGGGTCAATCGGCAAGAGTAGGCCCGTGCTCGCATTACTGAGGGACCGACCTAACTCCTGTGCATCCGATTGGGCAGGTGCGACCTGCCATGCTTGCGCGGCCAATCCGAGACGATTCGGTGGCACGCACTTGATGTGATACAGATTCACGCTCCATGCTGGAACACGATGCCGACGACCGTGCGGCACTTCCACCGCCCGATCCGTAATGGGCTTATGGCAGCGAAAGCATTCGTAAGCAGGAATCGCCATTAGGATTCGGTGACGAGGCGCGGCTGTTCCATTGCGAGATGTTCTGCGAGCTGTTTGAACAGTTCGATCTTCCCCTTCGGCGTCAGCGTGGCGCAGTTCTGGTAGAACGAGATCCGCACGAGCGGCATCTGGTCGCCGTCGGCATCACCAAAAACGAGATCGCCCTTAAAGGTGAAATACGGCGTCAAGTGGAGGTCGATCATGCCGGATCAATGCGCTGAATCTTCAGGAACACGCGATCCTCGTCCGACAGCGCGAACGGCCAGCGCGTATCGGCCACCGGCAACAGCGGCTCGAGTTCGACGCCCCACGTCTCGGCTTCGCGCACGGCCTGCTCAATGGCTTTGTCCTCAATGCGGCGCCGTTCCTTCGGGCTGAACATGGCGCTGCGATTGTCAAGGATTTGACGCGTTCTGTCAATCAGCCACTGCGGAGTGCGGCTCCCCTCGATCACAGCGCCGACCAGTGCATCTCCGGCATGCGGCCGAAGTCTGGCAACTCATTCGCCGTTGACACCGGCGAGGCAAACGTCAGCGCCAGCGCATCCCCATCATCCGGCGAATCCACCCCGCGCTTCTTCATGTCCTGCTTCGACTCCAGCCAGACCAACTGCCGCGCATTCGGCCGCGTGCCTGGCGAGGTCAGGTCGACTTCGAGATCTTGCGACTTCTCAATGGCTCCAGTCAGCAGCCACTGCTTCATCTCGCCCCACATGAAGTCCCGCATATAGCGGTATTTCGGGTCCGGCGAGTCGGCGCCGAAGTTCACTTCCTGCAGGTTTCGGTGCCCTTGCTGCCGGAGGCGTTCCGCGATGGGCCCGGCGATACCGGCACTGTCCAGGAACAGCATTGTGACCTTGCGGCCGCTATAGGACGAGGTCAGAACCTGAGCCAGTTTGGCGGTGAGGACCGAAGGGTCACGTGTAAATTCTCCCTTGATTCTGATGGGAGGTATTGAGCGAGCATCCATGCCGCGGCGAAACCGAATGACGTTATCGTCGGCGCCTCCCCACGCCAAATCACAGCCGGCAACCAAGGGAGTATCCAATAATTCGACCACGCTTCGAGTCTGAGCTGCACGAACACGCTCCGCGTCAATGTATTGCAACTCCGCGGCGTTCGGGGGCAAACCTCTAACCCGCACCCGGAAGAAATCTGAGTCTTCGCCATAGTCCTCAAGCCACTCTTCAATCTGCGCTTTGTTCGTGAATCGTGAGGTGCGCGAATCAACCACTGTAACGGTATACCGGCTGCGCTGAGCCCCGAAGCACGCCGAGTGGAAACTCCCATTCGTGCGCGTTGGATTGCCGAAGAGGAACTGCATCGCTTCGCCATCGGTCAGACCGCCTTCTTCCACTTCGTGGATCTTGTCAGGCACCGCAGAATCTTCGTCGTCGATATAGAAACTGGTCGAGTCCGCGGCATGCTGCCCGGCGAACGATTCCGAGTTCTCTTCTCGGCAGCTCTGTGGCGAACAGAACCAGGACGCTTTATGGTCCCGGTGATACATT